CCTTGGTGCTTATGCATTGGGTAGACTGACTGGTCGTAGTAATGAAGACATTTCTTATTTTACCGGTAGAAAAATTAAAGCAAGACAAGTGCAGGCTAAAATCAATCCATTGGTCACAAAGGTGTCTGAAGGTGACCGTAGAAAAATGAAGAAGGGTGATGGCCTTGCTGATGTGATGTCTAAGATTTATAACCTCATAAAAGCAAATATGGAGGAACAAAAAGAACAACACGAGGTTCAACACAATCTAAACATTGATAAAGAAAAACAACGTAAAAAATGGCATGAAGATTTAGTCAAGGCCTTGGGTGGTTTCAGTGGTAAAACTGTTACAGTAACTGCACAGAAGAAAGAAGGCGGTGGCCTGTTTGATAACATCATGAAGATGATAGAAGGTTTTATTGAAAATATGTTTGGTGGATTAGTGAAGAAGATAAAAGACTTTTTCTCTGGTGGTTTGTTTGAGTCGTTGTTTAATTTCTTAAAAGGTCCGGTGTTCGGTCTACTTTCCTCTGGCGCAAAATGGTTGTTTGCATTGTTGACTGGTCCTGAAGCATTGATTGCTGCATTGGTTGCTGGTGGTATTGCTGCGGCGGTATTTGCAGGTAAAACATTAGGCGGTGCAATAGAAAAATCTCAAGACGAACGAGCACAACAACAAGGCGGTGCTAAAGCGGTCACTGCATTACAGAAACAACGTGAGAATTACGATGCTTTGAATGAATCTGGAATGGAAACAGAAGAGCAAGCAAAAGCAAAACAAGAATATGATGCCGCAGTAAAAGAGAAACAAAATCTTGTAACAACCTTTATGAATAAAAAAGGTTATAAGAGATACAAGAAAACGTTTATGGGTTTTGATACTGGTGGTGTAACTTTCCAAGATAAAAATGGTAAAGAGGCACCAGATTCGTTATTGCAACAAGCGAATGATTATGCGGATAAAACATTAGAAAAGAAGGCAGAACCAGTTACTGCTGCACCTAAACAAACGGCAACACCAACTACACCTGCTGCACCTGCGGCTTCTGCACCAGCACCAGCAGCATCAGCATCTCCTGCGGCACCAGAACCAAGTTCAACTGGAACTAGAGCACAGTCTGCTATCAGTCAAAATAATGATATGAATTTAGAACCTAGCACACCCCAGGTCGTTTCAATTGACAATTCTAAGTCAGTGAATGCAGGTGGTGGTTCTTCTGCGCCGGCCGTGACTATGGATAGTTCCGTGACTGTTAGAACGGATGATCCAACATTACAGAATATCTTTAAGAAACTTGTAAGACCGGTATAAAAAACCCCGCACTAGGCGGGGTCATAACCTTTCGAATTCGAGAGGGTTTAGTCTTCAGCCAACTTGCTGAAGTAAGCCAAGTCATCATCCTCTGTCTCAAATGGCGGATCATCAACTTCAACTTTAGGCGCTTTACGTGCCTGTTCTTTGATAGTTTCAACAGTAGTTTTTGCTACTGGTGTTTCACCATTAAGGCCAAGAACCTTTTCAAGGCGAGCCTTCAAGTCATCATAAGACTTGAATTCTTTTTCTGCAACCAACTCTGCAAGAGAGTGTTCTGACTTCCAAATCTTTTCCAATTGGTCGTCATCATCAAGCAATGCTGATGCTGAAGCGAATTCAGATTTGTCATAGTTTTGATAACCAGCAACTTTAGTGATACGCAACTTGAAGTTGGCACCAGTCCACAAGTCGAATGGGTTGATTGCAACCTCATCTTCGAAAGCAGGATTCATTGCACCTGTAATCTTCTCGAAAATCTTGGCACCAAACTTGAACAATTTAACTTGTCCTTCGTTCTCTGGATGCTTAGGATCAGAAACGATATACACGTTAGCAATGTAGTTCAACTTACGTTTTTGCTTACGGACGATTTCTTTGTTGGCTTCAATGCCAGAATTCCACAACTTGTTATTGTGTTCACACACAGGACATTGTTGGTTCTTGGTTGTCAAGCAGTTATCAATCAACCAGCCACCAGGACCCTGGAAACCGTGACCAAAAATCTTAACCCAAGGCAATGCATCATCACCATCAACTGCTGGTGCAGGCAAGAAACGGATAACGGCAGAACCATTACCTGCTTTGTCTACTTCTGGTTTCCAATAGTTGTCTTTGTTGTCGGTAGCGGCATTAGAATTTAATGCTTCGACTGCTTTGGCAAGCTTGTCTAAGTTGCCAGATTGACGTTTGAGGTTTGCAAATGAACTCATATTATTTCCTTATAAAACGGAGTATTAAAATTAAAACGGATTGTCCACATATTACATAACGAAAACTTAGTATAACACGGCATTTCTACTGTGTCAATATATTTATCCATGTTTTTCGGTACAAATGAACCCTTTATGGTGTTTACGAATGCCTGATGCAACTTTAGACATATTTGCCAAACTTAAATTGTTTTCTTTACAAAATTTTTTTAAGTTTAATATTTCTATTGATTCACCATTCGGCAAAGTTATCAACCAGTTTTTGGATTTTTTGTTTATTGTTTCAACTGTATGTTTTCTACCTGTTGAATTTTTACGCATTACTTCTATTTCTTCTGGTGTTTTGCAACGCCTTTTTTGTCCAATAGTTGCTTTGCGTCTTTTTTCTATAGTTTCTTTTGATTGTTTTTTACCTAAGTTTGACAATCTTTGAACTTGTTTAGTGGCTTCTGCATTGGTAATTTGTCCAGATAGACCTTTCCAAGCAATTTCATCTTGCCAATGTCCATACTTTTCATATAAAACACGGTGCGCCTCGGCATGGTCTTCTATTGTGAGAAGTATTAGATTTGATTCATCATCAGTACCACCGGCGTGCTTAGGCACAATATGGTGTTTGTGATAAATATTCATGCTGACATTCCTTTACAATGTTAGAGTAGGTAGATACTGGTAATATCGTGACCTACACTTATTTATAAAGGTTACACTCGTAACAATGCGTCCAAGATACTAATTGTTGTCAAGGCATCTTTGTGAAGAATACCAGTACCACCTGCTTTATTCCAATCATCAATAACAGAAGGTGTGTCATCAATGATTATGGAATTTTCGTCAGCAAATTTGTACTTTAGTGATTTACCAGGTACAAAGTTTGCAGGATAGTTGATGTTGTGTTTACCAAGCCAAACTTCTTTTTGACGAGAAATTTCTGCATTGTTAATTGGTCGTGCAGTAGAAGATAGAATCTCTACAGGAACACCACAACGATTGAGATAAGTCAACAATACATTAGCATCAGGCATCATATCGAGGTTCTGAAACTCTTTATTTTGAATAAAGGCAGCAAAACGTTGACCAAAACGTTTACGTGCATCATCACTTGATGGACTTGTGTTATGAATTTCTTCATAACGTTTATGGAAGTTGGCAATCACGCCATCAAGGTCCAAATAAATCTTAGTAAATTTATGCATGTTCTGTTATCACTTCTTTAAGTATGTTTTTGAATTTAACTTTGTCATATTGAATAAAAGGTGTATACTTTTCACATTTCAATCGCCAGTTGGGCCAGATAATATCATCACTGATTTTACGGTCCCACATGGGAAAGAAGTTCATAATATCATTAAGTATACACAAAGTTTCTACTGAAATTGTACCAGACATTACCTCACGGAGTAAGATAGGATGTTGACCATCATTGACAATCAACATTTGTTCTGGTGCATCATTTCCTACAAGACCAAGTATATCATTTTCAAAGACATATGTCAAGCTTTGGTTAACTTTTTTATGTTTTGTGTACCATTTTTCACCTTCTGGTCCAGTCATTTTACTAACCCAAGATGCATCACCGTAAATGAAGTTGGCCAAATAAAAGTTCCGCAATTCTTCCAAGGAGAACTTCCGTGAAAGTTTGTAGAATTGGTATTTTGCTTTGTTCTTTAAAAAGTTATCCTGTGACACATTAGTTTTTCCGTTATATCGGAAATAATCATAGGATTTAGAGGTGAAGTGCAACTTCATTGCAGAATAAAGTTTGTATGCTTCGAAACCAGTATTTTCTGTCATATCTATTATAAATAAGTGTAGGTCACCGAATTTATGAATTGTACAAAGTCCAATATTTCTTCCAAATTAAAAAGAAAAC